CCCATGATGGCCGCTGCCGAGGCGATGATGACGATGCGGACGTGCGGGATCGCGTTCATGCCGCCATGCCAATCCGGCTGTCCAACCAGCCTATCATGAAGTCCTCGAACTTCGTTCCGCCGGCCGCCAGGTTGAAGTAGTGCATGAACTGCAGGCCGTTGAGTGCCTTGAGCATGAGGCTGCGAGCCTTCACCTCCCCGCGCTTACGGCGCAGTGCCTGAAACGCTGCGATCGAGCCCCGTCCGATCACGCCATCCTCTGCGATATCAGCGTAGTCCACGCCGCGCCGGTTGAGGACGTTGAGAGCCTGCTGGAACCACAGCGCAGCGCGCCTCTGGCCAGCGTTGACGCCGCTGTCGATCACCTCTTCCGCCACCAGCGGATCAATCTCGGCAATGGCCAGGAACCCCGGCTTCTCGACATACTCGCGGCGGTAGATCTGACAGGCAGTGGCTTTCGGCAGCGCCCGCATGTCACCGCTATAGCCGTTCGCTCGGGCCACGTTCTGCGTAATGCCGAAGTTGGTGGCACCACCAGGGTCGGAGGGGTGATTGACGTAGCCACCTTCGCGGCTGATGATGCCGGCGATCATTTCATCTACGGTCATGGCTTTCCTCCTACGATACCTTCAATCTTGCGCTCGCCATGGTCTATGGTCGCCTCAACCTTGGTTGGCGCGACGGGAGGCGCGGGCACGAAGCCGGCAGAGCGCCCGTAGAGCCATAAGACCGACGCAGCGCTGAAGAGCATGGCGAGGAAGGGCGCCCACGACTTGATAGCCCCCAGCAGCCCCAGCGCGCCATCACGGCGGTCTTTGTCACTCTCCAAGGCGTCAACGCGAATGCTGAGTGCGACTGTGGAAGCTTTCATCGCCACAAGCTCGTCGCCCACTTTGTTCTCTTCCAGGCGCGCCAGGCGAACTAGCATGTCGATTTGGGTCTTCTGAAGGTCGGCCATGTTCGTCGCCATTTGCCGAACGCTGTCCGCCAAGTTCTTGATTACATCGTATTGGAAGCGAGTGTCCGCCTCGGCAGAGATCACGCGGTCAGGCATCACTCGCGCCTTTCGTGGCTGTCAGGCATCAGCTCGTTCTCTCGATCATAGGGCGGTGGGGGTTGGACACGATCAGACTTCTCCAATGATACAGACCGCGCACCGGATCAGGTTACCGCCGTCCGCGTGAGGCGTCGGCTTTTCTTCCCGCAGCACACTGAAGGCGCAGGTCTGTTTATTGAATCGCAGGCATGCGAAAGGACCGCTACGGACATGCCGCGCGGCTAGGACTTGTAGGTCACCCCCTCCGGGGGTGCGCCGCTAAGCGGTTAAGGTAAAACCTTCGCCCTTAGGAGCTCTTCTCTTCAGCCAAGCTTTGCCCGCTTGGGCGCAGGGGCCTTCGACTGTGAAGTGGAGGGCTGTCCCTGCAGCGAGAGATCCGGCTAGTGATATCAGGGCGATCACGAAGACCGGCAGGTGGCCCATGAGAATGAAGAACAAGAACCAGACGAGCGGGAAATGAATAAGGTACAGGCTATACGATATACGCCCTAGGAAGGTGAGGGGGCGGATCTTCAGGAAGCTCGCAAATCTCGACGGGTAAGCGGCGATCATAATCAACGCGGTTGCCCAAGCTGAAATCAGAAGATCGTCGTGCACGTAACGCGGCACGAGAAGGGTGAACACGATCCCCAATGCCTGAACCGCAATAGGCATGGCCAGGTTGTCACGCGTTAAATAGGCGTGAGCGGCCCACATGCCCAAGGCGAAGCAAGGCAAATAGTGGATCGTTATCAGTACGCTGGCCCAGATGTTGTCGCTCAGCATGTAAAATGGCGATAAGCCCGCTTGCGGTATCAGCCACAGCGTCAGGATGTAGACACCAAGTGAAATTGCCAAGAATGCACGCCTCGACCGGAGAAGGCACGCAGCCATCAGGGGGAAGGCAATGGAGAAGCGCATTTCGTGCACCAAGCTCCATGTGACGACATTGAAGCTGGCGTGAGAGTCGGAAGTGGTCACAAGCGCCGCCGCATCGGCAAAGCCCCCCACCGACATCTCAGGCATTGTGTCTCGGACGAACGATGTCATCCAAGGGAGAACAACGGGCTGTAGGGCAATGATTGCAAGAGTGACTAGCCCCAGAACGACCAAGTAGGGCGGATAGATGCGAAAAATGCGGATGGCTAAGAACGCGGTATAGGGCAGGCGTCTGTGCGAATGATTGAGCGTCAGCACAAAACCGCTGAGCGCAAAGAACAAGATGACGGCGGTGTGGCCCCACATCATAAATGCGCGAAGCACCTTCAGATGCAGCCCGGTCACATGTGACGTTTCGGCCCAGAAAAAGGTCACATGCGAAACACAGACAGCGAGGGCCGCAATACCTCGCAAAGCATCGAGGGCCGGTAATCTCGCTTCTTTGGTCATTCTAACCCCCGCTGCTGCAAGGCACTCAATACACAAACAAGCAAGACGCGCCAACGCCTGCGCGCGTCTTGATCGTGGCCTGTGCAGGGGACCATTCCGCGCGGGTCAGCGCTTCACAAGGCCGGTCGCGAGGAGTGCATCAGCCATGCTGTTCACCAAAGCCTGTGTCGTCGTCGCATCAGTTGCCGCTGCTGTGATTGTCTGTTGAACCACTGGCGTTTTTTCATAAAAGCCAATTGGGGCACCACTCCGGCCAAGCCACAGGCCGTCAGTCGCCAAACTCAAGAGAGGGCGCGACTTATCACTCCCTGCTGCGGCTGCGTAATGGCCGAAGTAGGTTACACCTTTCCCAGCCTCACCTTTAACGCCCTCACGAGTCATATGGGTGCTGCTGGGGGCCGCACCCCAGGTGAGTCTCAAGGACACCCCCACGTTCTCCTGATACACCGTGTATCTGAAGCTAAAGCCGTCGTCCGGCCCGTTGAAGACGTTGAGGATGCCCGTGCCGCCTACCCAGGCCCCCGTAAAGTAGCCCCTCCGAAACACATCGAAGTCGGTGCCGGTCAAGCACCACTTAAAGCTGCCTCCCGCCTGCGCCGAAGTCAGTATATTATTCCCAAACGGGAGCGCTCCCGTTTGCTGCACCCCTGTTGGCCCAACAGCTCCCGGCGTCAGATCGACGAGCGCAAGCGTATACCCCGGCCTACCGGGAGTGTTGATGTCCAGCGCAGGGGTCGCGGTTCCGGTGATACGAACAGCCGCGTACTGTGTTCGGCCTGAATTGATGATAGCCTTGCCGCCCTGAACGACGATCGAAGCTCGGCTTCCTCCGGCATAGTTCCCCGTGACATCGAGCAGCGCCGCATTATATTCGGACTTAGGGCTTACGATAGTTAGCTTTTGCGCTCCGTCCATGCCAATGAGTGCGTCTCGGTTGTAGTCGCCGCCAGGAAGGATCATGCAGCAATCACCGTCGCTGCCTTGGCCCCCGTCTGCCGCACTAATGCCCGGCGCAAAGTTGGTATCGGGATGGTCCCTCAGTGCAATGCCCCAGCAGAACTGGCGACCCACCAAGCGCACGTTGATCGCCTCGTTAAAGCGCACAACCCGGTAAGCACGAGTGGTCGTGATTACGCCGTTGACCTGGGTTGTCTGCGTGATTGTCTGCGTGGCCATCTGCGACTGCGCATGGACGGTCAGCGGAATTTGCTGGCCCGATTTAGTGGTGACAATCAAGGTCTGACCCGAGGCGATGCTGGTGAGCACGGCCGGGTCCGCGCACTCAAGCGCCACACCTTGCTGGGACTGAGCGGGGTCGAACGACCCCCAGACCGCCACAGGGCTGGTGAAGGGGCTGGAAGGGCGGGTGATCGTCTCGCCGAAAGCTGTCTCTTGGTTAGCCCCGGTGTGCCACGCTTGGCAGTTGTAAAGGAGACCACTAGCCTGCAGACCCCCGACTAGAATGCCGTGCCGGCCAGCGTGGTAGACAGCGTTCTTGCGTAGCTCTGTAATGTCAGACGGGCACCATGCGACAACCCCGAAGTCAGGGACGCGGTTCGGATGAGTGGCGTAGAGCGGATCCCGCGCGCAATCGACTACGACATTTTCGATGGCGCCATTTGTATAGAAATCTGGTTTCGCGCTTTCACCGTTCCACGAAAAATTCGGCGTCTCAAGCACGCCGCGACCCGGATGCTCGACGCCCCAGTCAATCGACAGGTCAGGCGCAAAGATAGTGGCTCCACGCAAATAGCCCGTGTCCGGGTCGTTGCTGACAAAACCTTGAACGCCGTTGATGCCTTGGAAAATGCAACGAGACCAAGCCGCTGTGAGGGGCTTGATCGTCTTAATCAGCCCGGGAGGAAGGATTAGCTTGAAGCCGACCCGCGCTTCCCACCCCGCATTGTTGATACGGTCGGTCATATCTTCCATGTCGCCCTGCGTCATCGACGCGTAATTGCCGGTCCGAATCGCGGTGACATGCTTGGCGTCGAGGTAGTCTGTGAGCAGCTTCGTCTTGGCATAACTCGTCGCGACGCCATCCGTCTTTGTCACCTGCGCAGCCGCCGAACCTACGAGCTTTGCTGCGGAGAGGCCGTCACCTTGCGCTAGAGCGGCTTGTACGGCTGCAAGGTCGGTGGGCTTGGTGATATCCGTCTCGGCCATGGATTAGGCTCCCAGGACGACGTAGGAGCCGCCGAGTGTGATGGGGCTGCCGCCGAGTGTGATGGCGTTAGCAGGCGTTGGGCTTGGGGGCGCGAGTATGACCAGGCCAAGCCCAGTGTAGAGACCGGTCATGTCAAATCCTCTGCTTGAAAAATGCGGCGAAGGCAGGGTCGCGCATTTCGGCGGCGATCTGGGCGTCTGTCATCTGCCCCGAACGTATGCAGACTATGAGCTGCTCGAAACGGCTCACTTGGTCTCTCCTGCACTTTGCAAGGCGGCTAGACGCTCCAGGAGTTGGGCGCGCTCCCGACGCAGCCTAACAATGATCTCGGACAAGACCTCGATAGTGGCTTCAGCTTCGTTCATTTCCACACCGGCACCCAGCAAGGGGCTCCACTTTGATCAAGCAGTCTCATCCATGAATTTTGCGCTGCGGTGGCGGGACCAGAGCCACCGACCTTGCCGACCACCGCATTGGTGGAGCCTTGAGAAACGAGCGGCTTGTTGATCTGGATTTCTCCGGCAGCGCTACCAATAGCAAGGATATCGCTGCCGTTGCTGATCAGCGCCGCTGAAAAGTTCGTCCCCTTGATGTTACCTAGAGCATCAATGCTTGCGATGACTTGAGTGTTATCGGCATTGGATAGCTGAAAGACGTTCCCGACCGGCGCTGTGTCGGTATTGCGCTGCAGATGCAGCCCGACTGCGCCGTTGCCCTGCTGGCGGATACCAATGCCTGCCTGCTGAGATGGGCTGGTATTGCCCACGCGGATTGCCTGCTTGGTAAAAAGGTACGAGCCGATATCGATGCCGCTGTCGCACGTCGCCATGCCCTGAGTGCGCAACAGCGTGCTACCGGCGCCGACCGGAGCGGCACCGTTGGCAGGGCTGAACAAGATACCATCGCGCCAGATGGTGCCGCCGACCTGGCGCGACAAGCTAATCATCGCGTCGTAGTCGGTGCCCTGAACCTTGTCCGTGACGAAGCCGCAAATCTGGATGCCCGACTTGTACGAAACCGTAGCGCCGGCCGCGACATCGGTGTTGATCTCCGCGCCAGTCACATTGAGCCAGTGCTGCACGGCAGGGCCAAGCCGTCCAACCGCGTTAAGACCGAACATTCCGCCGAGTTCTGCACCAAGAACGCCATTGTCGGATGCGGTGGCGTAACCCGTGAACGCGCCGCCGACATAGTTGCGGTCAGGATTATCCGCCGCCGTGGGCGCGATCATCACACAGAAAGTCTCTATGGCATGGCGGCCACCCTTGACCGATGAGCCTCCGAAGGTATGCGCAACCCGGACGGCATCGACCTTACCGACGCCATCCGTCGTGCCGTCAATGCTTTCAACGGTTTCCATGAGCCGGAAATCATAGCCGTAGCCTCCGTTGCCAGGCGCATTCAGGCGCATATGGTTGAGGCGTTCCGCTACGTTATCGCCAGCCCCGGATGCATACCCGACAAGCGCCGCGCCTTTTCCCGCGTCTTCCGAGGAAAGCGAGTCTGTCAGTAGCTTAGCGCTGCCACCCGCCTGCACCCACCGTCCTGCTTGCCCGGGCGATCTGTCGCTAGGCCGCACCGTGCTGGAGCCGTCATCTGCCTTGGTGGAGAAGGGGCTCCACGCGTAAACGCCACCACCGCCGTCCCCTGCCGCGCTGCTGCCATCGACGACGTAGTTATCGCCAATCTCCAGCCCCGCCGATGAGACCGCCCGCAGCAGGTCAACAGTGCCCACAGACGGGAAGTTCTCGAACGGGAAGCCCGGCAGATTGATGACCAGAGAAGGCGCTAGACCCATCCACGAAAATCCCGCAATATGGGCGTCGAGCCCTACGTTGCGGGTTTGCTCTGCGGTTGCTCAGGGCGCATTTCTGTTTAAGGGGCTGTATGTCGCTTGCGAGTAATCCGGCTGTTTGGGTCAGCCCGATATTCTTGATGGCAGTGAAGCACGGCGTTCCTGCCGTCTACCGCTGGTTAATTCGGAAGGCTGCTTATACTGGCGGCGGCACTTGGCGCGAGGGCTCGGTTGCCATAGCGCACTATCTGCGACAGCGTCTGCTCCGCCGCTGAGGGATTGCGACCTAGAACGAATTGGGCAGCCGCTTGGGCAGGGCGAGTGTACGCAGCCGAGCCACCCGCAATTAGACCCGCCGCGCCCATTGCCATTGGATTGCCTGATAGGGCCGCGCCGGCGCCACCAATCAGAGCTAGGCTTGAATTGATGTCTTTCGAGCCGCCCTGCGCTGCTCGGTTCGTCATGACCGTATTCGCCGCGCTTGCAAGATCTTGGTCAAGCGCCTGGCCACGCGCTGATGCCCGGCGGCGCGCCGAGCGATCCGTCATCCGCGTCGCGCTCTGATACTGAGCGGGCGTGAATGAACCGTCTGCCGTCCCGGCCGCTGCCTTCTCGACGCGGACAAGGCTCGCATAGCCCTTGTCGACATCGCGCAATCGGCGCGCTTCAGTCGGGTTCTGGCGCCGTGCGAGTGAATGAAGCTGTTGGCGGTATTGGTCGGCTGTGTCACCGACGATCCGCAAGTATGGATCATCACTACGCCTCCATCCACTTGCGAGGTCGCCAAGTCGCTCGCTTGCCTCTCGCAACGTCTTGCCGTTGTATACTCCGTTTGGCCCAGCGCGCTGAAAGCCATTGCGCAATTCATTCAGGGCGCCGTCCAGCTTAGCCGCATATTCAGGAGGCAGGTTTGCTCGACTTTTGATGGCTAGCACACGATTTTCAAAGGTGCGATCCAACTGCCCGCTCAGTTTAGGGAGTACGTCAGCGTACGCGTCGCGCAGTCGATCTCCAGCAAACGCTACCGCGTCCGTCCCGCTTTTTAGCTGGGGCGGTAGCCGCTGCCCTATGGGACGCAACGCTCGATTGATAGCCGCTGTGTTGAGATCTTGAACGCCGCGCTCCTGTGCGGCTCGCACAGCGCCGCCGGCGATTGGGACGGTGCTGACCACATCTTCCGCAACTTTAGCGATTCTCCCTAGGCCGCCGTTCTGTCCCAAGATCTGGCCCGGCGTGAGGCGCACACCTTCATCCAGCAGACGCCGCACTGTAGAGCTTACCTGCGGCGCGATAAGGCCCGCGGCCGCGTCGCCTGCACGCCCCAGAGCGCCGCCTACAGCCGCATCCTTAACAATGCCACCAGCATCACGTGCGTCGGTCGAAAGTGCGCCTGCCGCTGCACCCTGCGTCAGTCCGCCGCCAGGAAGGTATAGCGTCGGCAAAGTACCCACCGCCGTTCCTAGAGTCTGAAAGCCAGTGCGTGAATTGTTGGCGCGTAGGGCGTCATTCTCGTCAACGGAGTCACGCGTACGCTGAATGCCAAGCGCATCCGAGACGGTTTGATCGAGGGCTTCTGCCCCTGGGATCTGCAATGCTAGGCGAGACAGATTGTCTACCGGCTTCATCAGGCCCTTGTAAAATCCGTACAGCGCTGAATCGTCCTGGGGGGCAGGAGGTGCTGCCTCAGGCGCTGCAGCAGCTTCAGGCGGCGGCTGCTGCCCGTAATCGCCTGTATCAGTGACGCTACCCGTCAGGCCCTCGTCAGGCGCGCCGGCGATCTCCGGGAACTGCCGCATGACTTCCGCCTGCACCTGTTCCTGCGTGGCGCCTTCAGGGCCGTCAATGTGGTACTCTTGTCCGTTCGGTGCTGTGATAGCGTAGGTAGCCATTACTTTACCCTTCGAGCCTGGCCCCAACCGCCGCCACTGGCGGGGGCGGAGCGCGCGGGCGCAGATTGACCGCCACCAATAAGCTCACGGTAGCCAGACTCCGTGGTCCGCAGCAAATCATCAAGGCCGGCAAGCGCTTCATTGCGGCCGGCGGTTGTGTCGCGCCGTCCCGGCAGAACGGCGTTAGCAAGCCTGCTCTCCCAATCCGACATGCCGCCTTCTCCGGGGACGCGGGTAAGTTGGCGGATCAGCGGAGCAAGCCCGGCGACTGCCTTGTCAAAGCGGTCGCTTTCGGCGTCAAAAGCACCTGGCACCAGTCCGCCCAGCGAACCTGTCCAGCCCTTCTTATCCAAGCCTTTCATCGCGGCCTTAACGCGTCCGAGTTGGCTGCGGATCGACTGAATAGATTGCAGCTTGGTGCGGACAACGCCTTCCTGCGTTTTAGTCAAGCCAGAGCCTCCCGCGCCCGCATTGGCGGTGCCTGTTACGGCCTTCACTTCACCGTTTGGCCCTCGCTGATAAACCGGGCCGGCGGGCAACCCTGCAGCCGTGGCTTCACCCTGGCTAAGCGTCTGCCATGACCCGGAACTGCTCTTGGGCGCACCTTGGGCGACCACGCGTGTGCTGCCTCCACCGCCACCGAGGCGAGCGACGTTCTTGGAGACATATGCCCGCGTCTCAGCCGGCATACGCGAAAGCCAATCACCGCCGCTGGCAAGAGCCTTGTCGACCGCGCCAGGCCCAGCATTGTACGCCGCCCAAGCCTTGGCTGGGTCGCCGTATCGCTGCACCATTGCCGCAAGGTAGTCAGCGCCGACGCGCGCGATCTCGTCGGGAGTATTGTTCTGCGCGGGGCGAACGCCAAAGCCAGGATCACCTTGGGTGCCTGGCATAACCTGCATTCTTCCCCGCGCGCCTGCTGGGCTGGTGAGAAGCCCGCCGCCCGGCGCGTAATCACGACCGCCGCTTTCGCTAGCCATCGTGATGGGCAACATGGCAGACAGGACATCTCCACCGCTAGATACTGGACCACCTCCTCCCGGTTGAACTTCGACAAGGGTTTGCCCTTCTCCGACGCTGCGGAGTTGAGGCGCGAACGGTTGGGCGACTATGAGCTGGCCACGTGCGTCGTAGCGAGCCGAACCAGGCGCAAGCGTGTACTGCTCGTTGGCCTTGGTGGCCTGCGCCAGAGCGTCCTTAACGCTTATCGCCTGTCCGACGTAGCCGTCCAGGGCCGCATCGGACCATCCGTTCTGCTCCAGCTCGTCATAGCGCTGGCGGATCTCTTCAGGGCTGAACTGCCCACGAAGTGCGCCGACGCTTTGCGCGAAAGCTTGGCGGCGCTGCTCGACCGGTGCGCCCTTGAGGCTGACAGCGAATCGGCCAAGCGTCTCTGCCTCCGCGTCAAGCTGGTCGCGCTGATCCTTGCTGTAGCCGCCGATCGCCTTGGCGAAGTCAAAGTCACCGCCTGCTATTGCCGTCTGCTGCGCCCCGCTGACGTTGCCGGTTGATAGCTGCTGCGATGCCTGAGATCGCATCTGCTCCTGGCGGACACGCTGCTGCTCCTGCTGGCGAAGTTGGTTCTCTTGCATGCGCGCGCCACGGCCCGCGTTGAACGCCTCGATCGCGCCCAACCCCGTGTTGACCAACCCATTCTGCCAGTTGACCGCCACTTTAGCCTCTCAAGCCGGCATAAGGCGGCAGGGCATATGGCGCTGCTCCCTGCGCACCAGAAGCGGGCGCGCCGTAGCTCGACCCATACGCATAAGCCGCGCTGTTGCCGATATTCTGCAGTACGTTGGACCAATTCTGACCCGAAACAAGGGCTGCGTTCGATTGCGCATCCGCACCGTTCTGCGTGGCCTGATTGATGGCGTTGACGCTGTTCGTGCCGACGCCGGCCACCAACCCGCGCGCCTGACCGCCAAGGTTCATCAGCGTGCCCAGATTACCGAGCCAACCTTGCGCCGACTGATCGGCGATCGCAGTGCCCTTGCGCTGAAGAGCTTTGAGGGTTGAGCCACTATCGCCTATGCCGCGAGCATAGGCATTCGAGTTGACTGCGCTAAGGCCGGTCTGCAAAAGATCCTGGTAGCCGGTCGAATTGCGGAATGTATCCAGCGCCTTGGATGCGCCGCCGTCGCCTCCAGGCAGCACTCGGCCTTCCTGCCGCCCAAAGTTTTCGTAGTGGTTTTTGGCGAACTCATCCAAGCTGCCAAGCTGCTCGCCACTCGCGATGCTTTCGCGGTAGTCAGCGCCGATGTCTGGGTTGGCATCTGCATACGCGCCCCAATCTGTCGCGCCAGCGCCCAGGAACCCCGAGTACAGATCGCCTGCACGGTCTCCAGCGCCAATCACCGGAGCGTTGAGGTCATACTGATAGTCGCGGTTGCGCTCGGTAGCGGCGATCTGCTCGCGCGTTGCCTTAAGCTGATATTTCGCAGCCTTCGCCGCGCTGTTGCTGCCGAACAGGCCACCAAGCAATGAGCCCGCTGCTGAGATTCCCGCTGCTGCGACCATAGGAGCTACCATAGCCCTTTGCTATGACAGCAGATGCTTATGCGCTTTTCTGTTTATACGTCGCTGCGAGCCACCGCGATAATAGAGAAACGCGTGCCGACGACAGAGGCGGTAAACAGGTTGTAAACGGCGCTGAGCAGCAAGGTTGTTAGAGTCTGTGGGACAACCTGAGACCGCCAGGCGCGCACGACGGCGCCAACATACGCACCCGATGGCGTCGGCGTCATTGTTTCGCGCATCCACGACTGTACCTTGAACGAGGCAGGTTGCGCATTGGCGGACGTATCACCGCCGATCTCCGTGAAGACGGTTCCTGGTTCGTTGCTGAACGCTCGCGTGAACATAACTGTGGCGGTGCTGCCAGCTGTTATCGTCGCGATCGTGGTGCTTGTCAGGCGCGGATGCTGGTGATCTTCCAAGGCATAGCGGCCCGTTATTGCTCCTTTGTCGGCACCCGTTTTTTCTGCGAGCGGAGCGGCATTCGCTGGTTTAGGAACGGCATTCACTATCGACCGCAAGAACGTCATAGCACCCACCATGCGCTGCCATTGGATTGGATTGTATAGCTGTCGTATTGGCCCGAGATCACCAAGGATGCGGCGCCGTCGATTAGCTCACTACTAGTCGGCGTGATAGTCACCGCGTTGGCGCTGGCGTCTATCTTCTTGAACACGAAGATACGGCCATTCATGGTTGCAGCGGCAGGCAATACCACTCCAAACGCCGCAGCGGCCGCATCGCAAAGAAATGTGTAGTCCTGCGCAGTGATCGTAGGCGATGCAGTGATGGCGCGGATTCCCACCGCTTGCGCCGTTCCCGACATGGCAGGGGTATAACCCAACGCTGCAACCACATTAGCGTCAGTGAGTGAGAAAACACCTGTAGAATCGGCATAAGAAACGGTTGCGCTGCCCGAAACCGACGATCTTGCCCGCGCAATCGTGAAGTAGCGGTTCAGGCCCTCCGGCACGTCGTCCGTAGTGCCGTCAAAATAGACCGTCAGGCTACCCGGGTTGGTGATGAAGCCTATGGCGGTGCCATCCACCAACACCCGGCCATTTGCAAACGACGAGCTTGCGCTACGCAGCAAGACAGGCGCCGCAGCAACGCCAGACAGATTGGTATCAAGCGCCTTAGTGAGGTTGTATAGCTCGGCTATCTGGTTGATCTGGTCAAACAGCGCCCCTAGCGCGTCGTTGAGCGCCCTTAGCCCCTCGTTCGATAGCCTGCCCTGCGCGTCCACAAACGGCAAGCGCTGCTGAATAATCGGCTTGCTTACTGCCACGCTTCGGTTGCCGCACCAGAGATGCGAACCCTCACGCCATCATTGCCTGAGACCTCGAATACCCGAAATGGGGGCTCTATGCTGCCCATGCGATACATCGTCACAACATCCGAAGGCGCACGGGCCTCCAATTCCTCGAAGTAGTCCGGGTAGTCCTCCCGTGCATCATGCCACCGGAGCCGGATTTTGGCGGTAGCAGAACAGCCCACCCCGATAGCAATGCTGTCGTTACGCTGCGGTCGCCCCATCATCGCAACGTTGCCTGTCACTACCCACTCGATCGGCGTGCTGCCGTCTAGCGCGCTATCCGGGTCCAGCTGCCAGGTCCCGGCTGCATCTGCCACGCTGACATAGTTCATACCATCCTTGTAGGCGCTGAACGAAGGCGCCCACTCGACCCTGTCGGCAGTTTTCCATCGGCACCACTGGCGGGTAGCCGCGTCAAGCAGGAAGGTGCCCTGACCCGGTATACGCAGAGCATAGAACTCATGCCGATCAAAGCTGATTGTCATGGCAGTCGTCGGTGCGGTGGCCTTGCGGATGCGCTCGGATATGCCCTCATCTGCGACCACTTCGGGCTGTGTCGAGGCACGATAGACGTTGTTGTTTTCGCCAACCCATACGATCGAGTTATCGAACCGGCGTACGCTGTCCCTATCCTTGGCTCCGCGTTCATACTGCCGCCCCAGCGCCTTCTGAAAGGGCGCGTCGGCGTCGCCGGTAAGCTGCCACGGCTCGACAGACGACTGACCGAAGAAGAATATCTCGCTCTCGAGACGACGCCCCGCGACAAGACCATCGGGGGCGCTCTCGGCGTTTACGAAATTGAGCGGATCTACTGTCGTCTCTCCAGGCACGATCCAGTAAATGCGCCCGTTGGAGAAGGAGATGATGACGTAGCTGTTTAAGCTGTCGATATCGACCGGGACCCCGCCAGTGTCGTTGGGTAGAGAGACGGTTTCTACCGTTAACCCCTCGGTATAGTGGATAGCCCCGCCACCCAGCACAAACAGGCGCGTGATAGATGCCGCCCACGCTACCGTATCGGCTCCCTGGATGGTTCCTAGGGCCTTTGCGTTGCGGTAAAGATTGTCTCCCGATACCTGCATGATATCGCCGCCCAGCACGCCTTGCTGCGCGTACATGCCCCTGCTAGCGCTAAGGCCCGCCGTGCGGACCAACTTGAGTCCAGGACGCATCAGGCGCAGGAACTTGTCAGGAGAGGCACCGCTGTCGTCAGCCTCGATGAACATGTTGACCAGCTCGATTTCGGGCTGAAAGTTCGCCTGCCTGCGGTATGCCTTAAGCCCCAGCGGAATGGCGGGCATCAGAAGAACTCGGTTCGGCCAACCGTCGCTGGCGATGAAAAGCGCGTGATCAGAGATTGCGTGAATTGCCCGGCCTGGCGAACTGTCATGTCTCCCAGCGTGCCGCCAAACTCGTCATTAATGCGGGTGGCGAGAAGGCACTTTAGCCCATCTCCGTCGCGTTCAGAAAGCGGCGCCTGATCGTCCAAGGCAAGGTCCCTGATAGACGTCCATTTTTTGATCTGGCTATCGTAGAGATACTCTACCGTCTGCCCAGTGAAGGCGTCCTGAATCGCCACGAAAGCGCAATCGCGCGGCGGTCGCATGTCGCCGTTCACGGTGTCGGTTGAGTATACCGCCGTCTCTTCGGGATAAGGGCGCGGGCGGTCGTATTGATCCCGGCGCACCAGTTCGGGGAGCGTTATGCTTGTAGTGATCGAACTATTGCGGAAGATGCGCTCGTTCTCGCCGGCCACATAAGCCGCGCCAGTCGGGACCACATCGACCATACGCCCAAACGCGCCGGAATTCACCAGGTAGCCGTAAAGCGACCTGAGGGCATCCAGCGCGTCCGTGCTGTCCTGCAAACGTGGCTCGCGACCTCCCGCCAGCTTTCCGATCTTTCGAAGGGCGCCATTCGTGATGTCGCGGCACGTGGCCATCAGTTAGCCTTAGCCTTTTCCGCTGCCAGCCTTCCGCGCAGGGTGTCGATACCAGAGCGACCGTCGTACTTCACGCCAAGAGCATCAAGCTCCTTGCGCACCGTATCGATCTCGGTTCCTGCCTCAGGATTGGCCGGCTCGGGCTCCTGTGATGGAACCGGGTCGACCTTCTCCTTGCCCACAGCGAACATCGGGTTGGCCTCGTAGGAGGCTGCATCGCGCTCGTCAGCTTCGACAGTGACGGCCTCGCCCTTGACGAAGGAATGGCCCTTGTGGGTGATAACCTGAACTGAGGGATCTTCATCCCCCAGCCAAGTCACAGAGATCTTCTTCATGCCGGCTCCTCCACCCAGTAGTGCAGGACCACCACGATCTTGCCGGTGGTGGCGCCGGTTGCAGGAGCAGCCGTCACCTTGGCAATCACGCGCGTCTTCTGCGTGGTCACGTAGTCAATGCCAGTGAGGGCCAGTGCCGAAGACAGACCACCAGTCTGCGCGATGGTGACGCCGGAAAAGTACCGGTCATCGTCCGCCGCATCGCCAACTGCAAGCGCGATGGTAGGCGTGCCATTGGTGTCGAGGTCGTCGGTCAGCACGAAGCCGCCAACGATCCGAGCACGCGCGGGGATGTCGAACAGTTCGATCGTGTCGTTCAGCGCCAGAGCCGCTGTGAGGTTGTAGAGAGCGCGGGCACCGTGAGTGGTCCGCCCACCCATGCCGACGCTCGACATCGGGAAGGTGCGAGCGCTGGCGGTCACGCCGCCAAGCTGCACAGACTTGAAGTTTGCCATGGTTCTTGCTCCCTATCAGGCGTCAGCAACGGCAGCGTTGACGAGGGTGACCACGCCATACTGCTTGCCCGCGTACGAGATTTTCTTCATGCCGCGCAGTTCCTCGATTGCAACACCAGGGCGGAACTCGTAGTCCTCCTTGAGGTCCGTGCGGAACGTGGGGTCTTGGCCGTACGCCAGAACGACAGACGACTGGCCGCAGAGGAAGTTGAAGCCGACATCGATGCCGCCTGCGCCTGCGCCCGCGATTACGGGGATTTCCGGGATTTCACGGAAGATGATGCCGTTGTAGAGCAGATCACCATCCTGGAAGAGCGGGTTGCGCTCAATTGCATCACCCTCGCGCGCACGCGCCTGTGTGTTTGCAGAAATGATCGTAGGATCTTCAGAAAGATCGCGGAACGACATACTGTTGCAAAACATCAAAAACCATTCACGACCGGCGGTCATGTCGGACTTGTAAGGTCGAATGTTGATTGAGCCGCTTGCTTGGCCTGCCGTGCGCGCAATACGCTTGGCCAGCTTAGCAGTGGCAGCAGTTAGCTTGCCAGTGGTGTTGTTGACCGTTCCCATGGCAGTCGCCCAGACACCGGACGAGGCATTAGCCTTGCTGGAACCAAACAAAATGCGGTCGCTGTTCGTTTGGAGGAAGGTGTTGCGCTGTGCCGCAGTGGAAAATCCATAGTTCACAGCGCTGTCAGTGCCGGCAATACCGTTGTTGTCGAGCGGGCCAGGAATGATAACCGAAGCAAATGCATCGATCGTATCATCACGGATCAGTTCGGCATCCCACGTACGCAAAGCCGGCTTGGCTGCACCGAATAGATCGAGATCGGTCTTGTAGCTGGTGGACTTGGGCACCTTCACACCGTTGCGGATCCAGTCGATGCGCACCTGGTCGTTGTAGTTGCCGAGATCGTCCTCGTTGCCCTTCAGCACCTCGGCGCCGCGCACACCGCGACCCTTGAGGCGCGTGATCAGAGGCACGTTGATGATCGAGCCACCTTCCGTCTTCAGCTCATTGCGGATGCGAATAATGTTGTCTTCGCCCGTGCCCATGTACGGCATAAAGCCGGACTCGCGCACGTATTCCTGGAGGAACTTGGTAACCCAGATCTGCTTTTCGCTGGCACTCGCCAGTACAACTTCGGCCATTTTCCCTTAACCTTTGAATACGCTACCCAGCGATGCCATCGGCCCGGTCGGTACATCCGAAACACCGCCCGCTCCGGGGACAGATGCTAAGGATCGCGGCGGCGTGGCAGGCTTGGGCGCCTGTGGCTGCGGTGCTGCCGGTTGGGCAGCGGTCGGTGCGGGCGCAGCGCTGTATCCTCGCTTGGCAGCTTCGCGGGCGAACCAGTCGTCCACGTTACCGCCAATGTCGGACAGCAACTGATCCTGCTTGTGCTGCTGGACGATCCAGTCGATCGGGTGCTGCTGGCGCATGTACTGGACTGCGAAGGCCGGATCGGTGCGGGCGCGCTCTGCGGCCCACTGTCCTGCGGCATCCACCGTCTCAGCGCCGTGCTGCTGCCGGGCAATCACATCGCTGATCTGGAAACGCTGTTCGGTCAGCTTTTCTTCGACATGGCGAGATTGATGGGCAGCAAACCCTTGCGGATCATCGAGGGGGTCGGGGGCTTCGGTCGGCGCTTGCGGGCGTTGGGCCTGCTGCTGACGCAGCGTTTCCGCCTCCTGCTTCCACCGCTTCAATTCGTCCCGCTGGTCAAGGAATGTAGCCAGCGGAATGGTTCGCGGCTCTTCCTGGACGGTCGGTTCGGGCTGAGGCTGTTCCGGCTCTGCTGGTGTTTCCACCACCTGTTCCGGCGTTTCCACAACCTCAACGGGCTGTTCGACAATTACCGCTTCCGGCTCTTGCACGGGTCCGTTGAAAATATCTTCGATTCCCATTGTGTCCCTCCCGCCCGTATCGTGGGCGACATACGAAGCACCCGAGCAGCGGCGGCCTGCCCCGGTTTTCGTGACGGGGGCACGTATTCGCCCGAAGTGCGGCGACCACGGTCAAGGGATATGACGGGCCGAAATCACGCGCTTTTCTGTTTATTGAGGGATTTCGACTGTTTCAGGATGCTCGGGAACACTTGCGCGGCCCATTTCAAAGTAGGTCTGCGCCGTGTCAGCGTCCTTTTTCTTGGTATCGGCCTGCGTGTTCTCCACGTCAGCCTGCTTCTCGGCCATCTCAAGCTGCATGGCTGCTTCTTGTACCGGATCGGGCTGCTGGCTCTTGGATTGCTCCTCCTGCCAAGCCTTGATGCGCTCCAGCACTTCAGTTTTGTTCGGCAGCGGCGACATCTCGACGGCAATCTGGAACTGCGGCGATCCGATCGCGATACCGGCGCGTGTGAGTTCGAGGAGGTCGGCCCAGACTTCCTGCGCCAGATTGGCGGTATCGGGCACGCTGTCGATGATGATGTCCATGTCCATCTGAGCGATGCGATTGTTGACCTTCTGCACCGGCTGCATAGCGGGTTGACCCGTCATAGGGTCGATCTGAGGCTGGCCATCGGGTCCGGCGACAGGCTGCATCTGCGGTTGGCCGGTGTTCGGGTCCACCTCTGGCACTGGAACAGTCACCATCTGCCCGGTCATTGGATCCTGTTGCTCTTCGAAGGCCGGCTCGTTGACCTGGAGGAACTCTGGCGCACGGACATCATCGGTGACGCGAATGTACATCGGCCCGGTCCAGAACTGCTGCGCCAGGCTCCACATTTGCCGATAGCAGCGGTTCTCCCAATCCTCGATGCGGCCCATCGGTCGGGCGAGTTCGGTCATGCCGGCCTGTTGCAGCACCAGACGTGCGCGACCAGACTGGCTCGCCTCTCCCTGACGCCCCAGCACGGCCGGCGTCGGCCCCATGCGCTCGATCTCGGACTTGCTCTCGGACAACAGCAACTGCTGGCCCGCAGCGATGTCGGCAGAGGGCACCATCTGCCAACCAGGGGGGATCACACCGTCTGCCTTCGCCGCTTCAGTCCGGGCGGTCGCGGAATTGACGGGAGCGGCCATTGGATCGACCTGCTGGATCTGACGGCTGTTGGCGAGGTGCAGCAGGCGCGAGCGGCGAGCGTTCACCTCATCCTGGATCGGCACCATGTCGCGGATGCGGCCATAGCGCTTATTCTTGCGATCGACATAGCAGCTTTCCGCTTCGATCGGGTTGCGCGTCTGCCCGGTGCGCGTGTCGGTGTACGGCGATAGACCATACTCCAGCTTGCCGGCCGCGACGTACACGCAGCGGAACCATTGCGCGCCCTCTGCGGTCTGCTCGTTGTGGTACATCTCGACCACCATCAGGCGGTTGCGCTGGCGGTCCACCCATGGGATCGCATCGTCAGGTCGATCCTGCCACGTCGAGTCCAGCGCATTACGGCTCGGGTCCATAGGATCAGACAGCGAGGCCATGGCATCGGGGTAGATCGATTTCAGGACATCAAGGTCCATCCACTTGGCGATGCCCATGTAGCGGGCATCCTTGAAGTCAGGACGCCGACTGTAGGGGTCGTAGAAGAACTCCTCCCAGCGGATTTGCTGGCAGGCGATCTCCTGCCCGCTCCACTCGAAGATGGCCGCGCAGGAGCCCTCAATCAGGAAGTTCTCGGCGCAGTCCAGCTTGAGCTCGTCAAAGCGGTTGATGTCGGAGATGTAACGCAAGGTCTTTGTCGCCACATCGGACGAATCCTGGTCCTGCGGCGTGCGAGGATAGGCGCGAGGGTCAGTCTGCGCGCCCGCCAACACGCCCAAAATGCCATCGATCGCGGGGCGGATGCGGTTGGTGTAGATGGCCGGCTGATTACGCGCCTTGAGCGTGCGTCGCACCTCGGAATTGAGCTGCTCCGGGCCATCGTAGTAATCGCGGTCACGCTCAGACAGCACTCGGTTATCGCTGGTCATGGACCGTGCGTCGTCGAAGTACTTGCGCAGCTTCGTGATGGAGGGGCCATCATCGACCGGTTTAGGAATGCCGTCCTGCTCGCCGCTGATCGGGTTGCTTGGGCTGATGCTGTCCGCAATCACGCCTCAAGCTCCGCTAGGCGCTTGCGTGCGGTCTCGATGCGCTGCTGATAGCCTGCCCCGGCGCGCTCGGACGCAGAGATGATCCCCTTGATTCGTGCGATCTCTTTGGCGCGCTCTTCATCCGTCATTCTCGCTGGCTATGCGAGCACTCAGGCGGGCGCTTTTCTGTTTATCCCCACGCGTTCGCTTCGGTGTCTGTGGTACGCACGGGTCGGTAGTCGGTCGGGTTGGTTTTGGCCGTGGTAATGGGGATGATCGCCGGGTGAGCCATGTCGAGGACTCGCGCCATGCTGGCTGCAGCATCAACACGGTCATCGTTCCGACCGGCCGGGAAAGCCTTGTACTCTTCGATCACCCCATCACCGATAAAGCCCTCGGGGATGTGCACCTCACCCATCGTCGCTTTGGCCTGGAATGGCTGCGCCTTGGTGGGCTTGTCCTTGCCGGCAGCGGATAGGGCCTCAATCCGGCAATAAGCACCCGTACGACGCATTGCCGCCCTCACAAAGCCCTGACTAGCCTTCCACGTCGCATCGTCCTCAGGGAACCAGCAAAGGGGCTTCCAGCGCTTGATGAGGGATAGGGCGCCGTCGCTAGCGTTGACACGCACGTTTCCAGCCTCGTCGTGCTCAATGCCCATTGCCTTGTCGAAGGTGGCCTGCACGCGGAACTCTTCCAGCAGCCAGAGGTGCTGATGCTCATCTACACCCCAGACGTTGAACACGTTCCAATCCGACCCGGTGCCGCCAGTCGAAGCATGATCGCTGGTCATGTACACATTCAGGTTGGCTGGCTTGTGCAAATACCGCTTGAACCAGTCCTTCTTGAAGAACGTGCCATCCTCGGGCGTAGGCTTCTGCTGATAAAGGCTCGTCCACGTCCGGTGATTGCGCTTGAACGGCTGCCAATGGTCAAGATTGAACCACTCGGGCCACAGCGTTTCACCGATCGCACGATCAAGCGGATCATCGTTGCGATCGGCAATGGCGGGGCAGCACAGCACGTACCAACGTCGCCCATCACGGCCCTCGAACCATCCACTCTCACCGTTCCAGTTTTCCGGTAATATTCGTCCTGCAGGATCATCCTGGTGCCAGCGCGTCAGGATCATCACCTGGGGCGCACCAGGCACCAAGCGCGAGCAGAAGTCGTCCACATAGGCATCCCAGGTCTTATCACGGATCACCTGGCTCTCTGCCGCCTCACGGCCCCGAATGGGATCGTCCAGCACGCCAAGGAACGCGCGATTGCCGGTCAGGCCCGAGAGGATGCCTCCAGCCATATACTCGCTACCGTTAGTCATCATCCACTCATCGGCAGCTGCCTTTGATGGATCGATACCCACAGACATGAGGTTGACGAACGAGGGAGAGTTAATGAGCTGGCGCGCGCGACGGCCTTGCTTGGCTGCAATGTTGCTCGCGTAGCTGGCGAGGATCACATGCCGACGTGGTTTGCGCGCCATGAACCATGGAATGAATACAACATCTGCATATGTCGACTTGGCGCTGCCAGGCGGGAACAGCAGCATAAGGTTAGGTATCTCCCCGCTTTCGACCTTTTGGAGCGACCCACAAATAAGCTGGTGGTGCTTTGCAAGCTTATCCAGCTTCATGATTGAGAACTGATCTTCATCGTCATCATCGGACATTGGCACAGTTGGGATATCGACTAGGCACGCGAAATCCGGCAGGCTTTGATTGGCCAAATTGCGTCGGCATTCTTCGATGATGGAGCGAGAAATCTTCATAACGCAATCTTGGCAATCATCCTTTGCACTTCGAGAGGAAGACCAGAGATGTCCACCTTTTGCTCAGATTGAATCGGCGGGGCATCATCATCACCAGAAATAGGCTGCGTTGGCTTACCAAAACCACGATCCAGCAACGCTACCGCCGCCGACACACGCGCAGCTGCTGGGGCGGTGGCCTCATCCATCACCTTGGCTAGCGCTTGAAGCGCCTTTTCTCCATAGTCGCGCGCCGCCTCTGCCACCGACCGACCATCAGCCATTTTGTGCTTGGGCCGGCCATTTGGGTTGCCGGATCTGCCCTTCTCGAATGCCATTGTTGTGTCCTTGGTATCAAGCGGTCACACGCCGCATAGCCGCTAACAGCATGTCGCTGCCCCTGCGGATATCCGACTGCCAATTGTCGTCGTTCAACCGACCATAGCGATGTCGCGATGGCTGCCCTGCTTCCCGCCGCAGGATGTTGGTCCGCACCATGCACGCGTTTGGTGAGCGATGTGGCATGACGACGGTGATCAGCTTGTAAGGCAAGCCGGCAGCGCGGCCAGCTTCGACTATCGCGTCCTCGTAGTCGGACCATGTCGGACCTCTGGCCATGCTATCCCTCCTTCAGCTTGCGAATGGCGGTGGCGGCGTTCTCGAGTGCGGTGCGCCCACCAAGGACAATCGCCATCTTAAGCGCGTCGTCGCCTGCATTCGGGAACGTTGCTGTCTCGCACCACGCAGCCGCCTCATCGAGCGCTCTCTCGCGGGCTGCTTGGCGGTGGCGGGCGATAGCTACCATATCAGGTTCACTGTCCCATTCGCCGGTTTGGATAGCCGCCAGGTCTCTCGCGCTCAGCATCCTGAATCGCATGAACAGACTGCGATCCTCCTGCGTGATCTCGCTCACCGCTTTTCCCCCTCGTTCTGCCGATAGACAGGACCGCCGCGCTCAAGGCGCATCACGCACGCTTCCTGCTCAACCGGATCATTGCGAAATGCACGTTCACAGCGCTGGCCGAACGTGCCGCCTAAGAGCCACACCACGCCGAGAGCGGCCAACATGATGAGGGCCAACAACAATATGCCAAGAGCAGCCTTCATTCCCCCTCTCCTTTGGTGGTGGGTGGTTCGGGGGTTGGCTGCCAGTGCGTGGGTACCGGACACGGAACATGGTCGCGGTATCGATCTACTTCGCCAGTCGTCCACCAGCGGTTCCACGCGGACCAGTGCCCGAGCCAAGGCCTGCGCATGCCCGGCCGCCACAGCCAGACCATTTCGTCACCATCCCTCGGCGCGCTCTCGATCAGTTGCCACTCAGCCATGGTGCGTCTCTCCTCTTGTGGTCAGGCCTGCTTGGGTGGTGGAGAAGGTGGCCATCAAAACGGCATGTCCGCGAGGCTGTCGTCCAACGCGTCCGTGACCTTCTTGCTTGTCCGCATGGGTATGACCTCGGCGCCTGGGAAACATTCCTTGGCTTTGGCCAACATTGGGAAGCGTTCGATCACGTCGGCGATCTCGTCGAGTGACCAGATCTGGCAAGAGCGGCCTTGCGGGTCCACGCGGCTCAGATCGGCACGATCGCGCACCAGGATCACCGGCGTATGGTCCGCCAGCTCGAACTCCCATTGGTAGAGCGGCGCGTGAAGGTGACCAGCTTCCTCGGCCAGCTCTTCCAGCTTGTCGTAAGCGCGGAACATCACGTCGGCGCGCTTCTTCACCTCGTCCAAATTCGTTTGAGTGATAAACGTCGCGTCCAGGCACGCCTGCTGCCACTTGAGCTGGGCGCTACGGAACTTCTCCAGCCATTCGATCGGCACCAGGTGCGGAAGCCGATTGAAGCCCCAGCGCTTGTTGCAGCCCCGGGCGCGCTCATCCACCGATGTAACGATGTCCCTCATCAGGAGCAGCAAGCTGTACGGCGTAGCCGGCAACGGAGGTGGTGCTTGCACAGTCATGCCGCAGCCCTCCGCCTGACCGGTGGGAGGGTGGCCGCCCCAGCGGCACCCCCTCCCGTAGGGAGGGGTATCCCCTTCCGCAGAGCTTCCGCAGGCTTCCGCAAGGATTTCTGCGGGTTTCCGAGAGAGCTTCCGCAGCTTCCGCAACCCCTTCCGCAAGAGCTTCCGCAAGGCTTTCTGCGGGTTTCAGGGTTTCGGGTGATGGAGCTTCCGCAAGCTTCCGCAGCCTTCCGCGAGCTTCCGCAGAGCTTCCGCAACCCCTTCCGCAAGGTGGAAACAGCCATGGTCACGATCCCTTCACGATAGGGTCGATGACCCGCAGGCCTTTGACCTTGGTGTGGTCGTCCGCGACTTCGATCGACAGGCAGTTGTTCTCCAGCCATGCCACCAGGAAGGGCTTGACCACCGCTTCTGTGGTGCCGAGACGGCCCGCAAGAACGCTGGGGGCATAGCGCCCCTGTTCGCGTGTGTTGGCTGAAGTTGAAAGTGGGTTGCCCGCCATCCAGGCGTCGGCGATGATGCCGAAAGCCCGACCTATTTGCTCGGTGTTCAAAGTCTCTTCGTTCTTTATCGGCGCCTCCGAACGGAATGGCACCAGCGTGCTTTGCTCTTCCTCTAGTCCCGTTGCCCATTCTATTTTCTCCATTTGCATGTAGATCGGTTCTGCTTCCTCGGCGTCTTTTTGCTTCTCTGTTTTCAGCGTCACTATTTTCTCTGATTTCGAAATCCTGATGCTGGCGTCACACCCGCCCAACAGGACGGTGCTGCCTCTCATTCCCTTTTCCTTGTCTTTGCCTGAGTGGTGCACCGCCAGGACGGCGCAGTTGAATTCGTTGCGCACCTCGTCGCAGCCGGCGACAAAGGCGCTCATGGTCTCTTGACCGTTCTCGTCGGAGCCAGCGAGGGCGCGAGAAACGGTGTCGATGACGATCAGACCGATGGGGAAGCCGGCGCGCTTGATAGCGGCGTGAATGGTGCGGATGAGCTTGGCGCGCTGCTTGTCGTCGAGGAACTGAACAGCGACAGGCACCAGCAGGAACGGCGCATCCACGCCCTCCATGCCGTGCTTGCGCTTCCAGCCTTTCACCCGCTTGCCGAGGCCGCGCACGCCCTCTCCGGCGATGTAGAGGACGCCGACTGTCTTGGCGGCGGTGCCATGCCAGTCCATCGCGTGTGACACGCGCAGGGCCATGTCGATCGCGATGAAAGACTTGCCGGCACCCGGGTCACCATAGATTACAGACAGGCCTTCCTCGGCAATGATCTCATGGATCAGCCAGGTGGGCGGCGGCATGTTCTCAAGCTCTTCGAGATCGTACAGCGGGAAGATCGCGTCAGCGTCCTCGCGCGCGGCTTCCTCCGCAGTGACATCGTCTTCCGGTTCGGGCAGGGCCCACTTAGACCGGGCACCGATCAGCGCAGTCTCCATCTCGCGACGGGTCTGATCGACACTGTAGCCGGGCAGGGTGATGTTGTCGGCGAGCGCCAGGATCTCGGCGCTGGTGCGGCCGACAGCGGCCATATGGGCAACTAGGCGGATCATGGCGTTGTGCCACTGACTTCCTAGACGGCACTCGTTCAGCAGGTCGCCGATCTGGGTCCGACGCATGGCCTGCAAGGTGCTTTGGCCATCGGTCGTCGAGTTTGCTGCCAGCAGCGCGCCACCGTTCCGCATTGGGTAGGCAGTGCTGATTTGATCCGGCGATACCGGCTCACGCTCATCGCTAAATGTGGTGCGCAGGCTTGTGCGCTCCATGCGGTAGCCGCGGGCAATCTTGTGCTGTGGCGGATAGTTGACGGTACCAGCAAGGCGCATGATGCGCGACGGATTGATCACCGCATCGCCGTCGAACGATTGAGCGATACCGCGCTGGCGATCAGTCCACGCCGGCATGTTGCCGACTGGCTCATCCAGCTTCCAGTAAAGGTGAGGACGGCGATGTGGTTCGGTGCCGGTCGTCACCGTCATCGTTGGCGCCAGGGCCTTCATGCGTCGTCCTGCCTGATCAACAGCTTCGACACTATCGAGATCGGCGAAGTGCCAGAAGGCAACCTCTACATCGGTGTCCTCTGCGGATCCCTTTGTGGTGGGCTTGCGCGGGTTGACGCCGACGTAGACGTTGCAGCCTTGGCGGCTGCGGTTCGCAGCGAACGTAGCGGCTTCGTCAATGCCGCTATCGCTCGCCGCAAAGTAGGATGATTGGTTCGGCTTTTCCTGGCCGTAGCGCAGCTCGATGAGCCCGCGCGGGTAATGCTCCACGCACGGTTCGAACAGGGTCGTCAGATGCGCTTTGATCGCGTCTGCGTCCGGTTCTATCATCGATGTCACCACTGTGGCCACGTCTGCCCTCATTCATTCGTACTGCGGTGGTGGGAGCCGGTGCCTAGGAACGCCGGCTCCCGTCCGATCAGAATTCCACGTCGTCCGCAGTCGCCGGCTCTGGCGCGCGAGCGGCAGGTGGCGGCGTGTGTTCAGCCTTGGCTGCAGGAGCCGGGGCTGGGGCGGGTGCAGGGGCTGCAGACGGTGTGGGGGTCGGAGTAGATGCACCGGCTAGGTCAGCAGGTCGATCGACCCAGGAGACGATCTCAAGCTGAGGCTGGTAGTTGGTGCCGTGCGAGCCGACGATCGGCGCGACGCCGGCACACTTCACGACCGGAAGCTGACCCGGGTGATTGGCCTTGTCGGCTTCCCAGTGGTCATGCAGGGCGTTCATCGCCTCAATCACCACGCCAGCGGTGGACGAGAACTCGCGCACGCCCAGCAGGTTCTTGTCGCTGAACACGTCCAGCTCGAAGCCGCGCTTGAACCCGTCGCCGGGCTTGGCTGCAGCCTGCGTGAGCGAAGGGTCGTAGGTCTTCGCAGGAGCGACGCCGGCAGCGAACAGGAACCACCCGGTACGGATGTTGTCCATGTCGAAGATCGCGGTCATGTTGGTGACCTCGAACTCGGGCGCGTCCTTCTCGTCCTTCTTCGTGTACCAGCGGCCCGCCTTGGCGTTGTACTTGACGTAGACCTTGAAGCTGCCTTCGCCGCCGCTGTTGGGGTTGCTCATGAAAGCCATAACCTAGTTCCTCATTCACTCATTGGTTTGCTGACGAAGCGGTCAGCACGCGTACCGATGGCGCTTACGCAGCGTCTCGGTATTCCTGGCCGACCCCGGGGATTTCCGGTTGGTCAGCATCGATCTCAGCGTCGCCGCCTTGACCCATGAAATCTTCCGCACCGCTGGTGACGATGAGGACTTCGCGACCGCACGCGTCGTGCAGCGAGGCGACAACATCGCGGGTGCCGGCAAGCTTGAGCTTGGCTTCAATGCCGTCCTTCTCGCGATACTCAGCGAGGGTAGCGACGATGCACGGACGCTCTGCGGCTGCGATGATGCCGCAAGCCTGCTTGATGAGAGCGCCAGAGAAAGCGTCTGCAGATGCCGCGCGGTCGCGCTGCTCTGCTTCGGTCATCTCGTGCCAAGGCTTCGGCGTTGCCTTCGACCAGGCAAGCAGGCTGTCGCGAATATCGCCACGCAGGGTATCAGCCGCCAGCGCAATGAGGTCGGCTTGATCGTCTTCGGTGGTCTCGATGTCATCCATTGCTGTTTCCTCGGTCATGCCGGTGTCGAAGCGAGCGGCGCGCTATCTGGGGAAGGTCCCCAAATCTCTTGAGCGAGGCGACGCGCGCTGGCGTCACCCCAGTAAAAGCTGGTCAGATCCGGCGCGAAGCAGCGGGTCAGCGCTTCGCTGTCGTCGGAAAGGGAGAGCAGGCGTTCGATCGCCTGAGCGGCCTGCACGAACTCGGC